TGTTATATTGTAACAAAACGGCCCCAATCGCGCACTATTGTCTATTATTCAGACTAATCCTATTGCGGAGATACGAAGATGACTAAAGCACAGTTCTGGTTTCTTGTGGGGTGGATTCTGGCCCTAACCGTAGCTAAGACGGCCGCAACGTTCGGCATGTTTTCAGGCTGGTGATTTATGTTCGCGCTAAACGACATCGTTACCTGGACGCATCCTCGCACGGGTAACACCCACACCGGCGTAATCGTCCAGCTATACGGCAACGGTCGCTACGTGGTGCAGGTCTGGCGTCAGTGGGCGCACCGACCGCGCATGTACCGACCGAATCCAAAGTGGCTGAAGAAACTACGTTGACAGATAAGAAATAGCATAGTATTGTTAGTATCAACTTAACGAGGAGAACGGAACATGATGGTTGAGTATCTAAGAGAGAAATTATTGGAACGATGCCGAGAGGCTATAACACCCGACGCATTTGGTCACCGTGTTCCATACGAGATTAACGAGCCTATGAAGCAAGTCCATAAGGCTTTAGCCGAACTTACTGCGGATGAGATTATCGCACTGCTGGAGCGCAAATAATGGCAACGCTTAAAGAGCACCAGGCCGCGATGGTCGACCTGCTGGCAAACGGCAGCGGTATCCCGGCCTCTGCATCACGTCTGGCCCATGCAATGCATGATGTGCTGTTGCATTTAGGTACTCCGGATAGCATGTCTAACTGGACGTTTAAATTACAGCCAGACGCAACCACACCTGGCCTCAACGACAAGGCCCTCAGCAAGCGAGAGAAGGCGCTGAAGACCGATAGCCCTGCTAAGTGGCCGACGCCTGCCGAACAGCGCGTCAAGGAGCTGGAGAACACTTGCGGACAATTAAGAAACAACCTGCGCAATGAGCGCTCTCGAGTGGTTGAATTAGAAGCCGCCGTGGATTTATTGCAAGCGGAGATATTGGATTTGAGAGGTCTGAGCAATGTCTGAATTGCTGAAATACGACCCCATTACCGGCGTGCTCAGTTGGGCCAAGCCGAGGGGCGGCGTAAAAGTTGGAAAACCCATCGGAAGTAAGCACGCGCACGGCTATTTACAGATGTCGTTTATGGGTAAAAAGTATCTGGTACATCGGTTCATATGGGACTTAGTTTACCCAGAAGATAAACTAAAGCCAGGTGAGGAAATAGACCACATTAACCATATCAAGGATGATAACAGACTATGTAATCTGCGTAAGGTTACTCGGGCCGATAACTGCAAGAATCTTACGCAACAGCGAAGGAATACCTCCGGAGTAACAGGTGTTACCTTCGATAAAGTTAATCGTAAATGGGTAGCCCAGATAAATGTAGAAGGTACGTTTGTTTTCCTTGGTCGGTTCCTTAAATTTGGTGACGCTGTAGAGGCCAGAAAAGCCGCTGAAATTAAATACGGATTCCATGAGAATCATGGGCTGCCGGAGCAGGCCGGAGTTCGTAAGGGGGATACGCAGCTATGACATCGGTTTTATTTATCTGGGTGCTTAACGCAGGCCAGGTACATCTTGAGGGCGTAGAGACATTCTATACCCTTGAGGCGTGCCAGATGGCAGCACGCAATGCCGAGAACGCGCCTCTTGCTTTTGCGGACCGTGCAGATGTTCAGGTACGGGCGTTCTGTAACACGAAGCGACTGAATAAGGATGAGAAATGACAACTGACGAAGAACGCGCCGTCGACCGTAAGGAACAGGACGAACTGTTAGACGAATGGTACAGAACTGGAGATTACCCATATGACCAAAGATAATGTGAACCACCCGAGCCATTACACCCAGGCCGGAATTGAATGTATCGACGCAATCACGGCTGCCGTATCAGGTAAGAGCGGCATTGAAGCTGTATGTGTTGCGAACGTCATCAAGTATCTGTGGCGCTACGAACTGAAGAACGGCGTGGAAGACGTTAAGAAAGCGCAATGGTATCTGAATCGTCTGGTGCCGGAGTTGGAGAGTAAGCCAGACCACAAGCATGATGTTTGTAATCACGTTTGGCGTCAGGCTATCGATGAGGATTTCAGAGAGTGCGTTAAATGCCAAGCGATAGAGGATATCTACGAATGAGCCTCGCAACTGACATCCTTAAACGTGCCGCGGCCATTCCAGTGAAACCGAAGAACACGGCTAAAGCGAAGACAGTAGTTCCACGCCCGCATACACCGCCGTCGGGAGTTAAAGGCGTAAGTAAGCTAAACCGTGATGGCTACTGCGAGTGGCGCGCTATAGTGTGGAGCGGCAACCGTAACGTAAATCTCGGCTCTTTCCGCTCTGTGGCGCGGGCCAGTCTTGCCTATCGGCTGTGGCAACACTGGGCTAAGAGCTATCCACAGCACACGATACCGAATAAGCCGCAGCTACGACCGGGAGAAATACGCCGGTATAACTGCGAGAGAGTGTAATTTGCAGATTAATCCTAAAGCGTCATATACTGCCCCTGTTTACTATCCAACCAGGGGTTAATCCGTTTATGGATAACAAATATTTATGGTACATACTGGCCGCTCTGTCCGGGGGTTACGTGCTACAGGTTAAGCGACCTGAAGCTATGCCCTGGTGGAAGCGGCTTGCACATCTCGCCGCCGGTGCTGTCTGCGCTGTCTGGTTTTCTCCGTTCGCCATTAAATACTTCGACATGGTTAACACTGAAGGGCAGTACCTTATCCCTTTTGCCATCGGTGCTTTCTGGTGGAAGTTCTTCGAGGCGATGGAAACGGCAGCCGGGAGCATCAAGCTACCCTGGGGAAAGTAATATGACTTTTATTCTTCCACTCTGCTTAATCGTGATTGCCGTCACATCATTAATAAATATCTATGCGCACTGGATTGAGGACGGGTTGATAGGTCGCGTCCTGTATATGGGTTGCGTTATTACGTCCGTTGCCGGGGTGTGGCACGCGTTTAACGGCACAGTTCCTGCTTTAATCTGGCAAACTCTTCTAGCGCTAATCGCTTTGAAATCAATTCGCCATCTGTGCGCCAAATACGCACGGATGCTCAAGTACAGGAAAACTATCCATGCCAAGAAACATCAGTGACAACGGGCTGCACTTTACTGCCGCCTGGGAGCAATTCCGCGGTACTGCATACCGCGCAACGTCCGCCGAGAAGTATCTGACGATTGGCTACGGCCATTACGGCAGCGACGTCAAAGAGGGTCAGAAGATTACCGAGGGCCAGGCCCTTATTCTCCTGAATCGCGATATGGCGCACGCGTGCCTGGTGGTAGACACCGCAGCGCACCCGTCGCTGACACAGGCACAGTTCGACGCAGTGGTTGACCTGGTGTTTAACGCTGGACCTGGCGTTATCGCCGCGTCAACTGGAACCGGCCAGGCGCTACGAGCTGGCGACGTGAAGACGCTGCGTGCCAAGCTGGCCCTGTTCATCAACCAGAACGGCAAACCTGTGCTCGGCCTGCGCCGCCGTGTTGCCGGTCGTCTGGCCCTGTTCGACGGTAATCCGTGGCAGGAAGCGGAAAAGATTGGACGAGCGGTTAAATAGTGATATATTTACGGCGAGAGGCGCAGGCTTTACCGCCTAAAATAAGTTCCTCATCGGTGCAGATTCGCGACCTGCCGTAAGCGCTACGAAACAGCGCCCAAATTCCATGCAGCCAGCTTTGCCCCGGTTCTCCAGACCGGGGCTTTTTTTTTTATCTCTTTTGTGTAGATAGCTATTGCATTCCGATAAATAGTATCCTATTCTCTGATTACACCATACAACATGAGGTCGAAGAGAAATGAGATTAGCTGAATTACAATATCTGGAATGCGCATTGTGTGACCACGTAGATGACGTATTCGAAAAGATGCCAGATAACGGAACCATCGATTGGGACCTGCGTAAAGTCGATTTAATTAATCGTATTATGTCGGAACTTAGCAACATTACTATCGAAGCAGAAGATGAGGACTCTTTCGAATGACCATCCACGACAAACACGCGTTCGAAGACGCACAAATCATGGCCCGCGCCGCTATCGAGATGACTGAGCGCTGGTGGAAAGAGGCCTACTGGTACGGCGCTATGCAGGCGCTGAAAGCAGCGTATAAGGTGAAGAAGTGATGTCTAAATGTAAAGGATTTATCGGATTAATATTCGGGCATAAATTTAAGCCGATTATAACAAAGTCAGCCGCTAAAATTCCTGCCAACGCATCCGAAGTAGGTTCTAATTTCGCTGAAACATTACGCGATGAACACTATCACGGAATTGTATGTTTAAGATGTGGAGAGAAACATAATGTTTGACCAATACGACTATCAGCAATACGGCACTACTACGGCAGCGCCTAAGTACACCAAACAGAACGAGAAGCCTATGCCGAGCCGAGAAGAACTGCTGGCCCGGAACTCCTTCGGTTCCGTCAATAACAACAAGCATCTGGACCGGATGCTGGGGAAATGCAAATGACACAGAGCTTACTTGATTTTATTGACGAATATGTATGGCGCGATAATGATGCGGGTGTTTGGCGTTTTATGGGTCGTTGTTTTCGACGTGAAGGGCAGGCATGCAAGGCCGCCCGTATTGAATACCGGAGATTGCGTAAATGACTAACACAGAATACGAAAAACTAAGCGTCTCTGCTGCTAACGGCGAAGCTATGTTGGCGCACGCCGACTCGGTAATCGCGAACATTGAGGCCGCGCTCATCGTTGCTCAAGAGGCGCGCCGGGAGATTATTAATCGCTACAATCTGAATAAATGTGAGCATGACTGGGTTGAGAACGTTGAGCTTGGCAGAAAACCTTGGATTATGTGCGCCAAATGCGGGGTGCATAAATGACAACCAAAGTAACTAAAGAATCTCTTAGTGAGCATATCGCTATTCTGGAAGAGCGAAAAGCGGAAGACTTATTATCTATTAACGGATTTTACCAACTCGAAGCGTACAAGATGCTGTTGACATTACTGGAGAAAGAAGATGATAAACGATGACGATAGCAAGTATGCCTGCGATGAGTATCTCGACGCACTGGTGACGGTAGAACTGGCTGCCGCGTTTGCGATTAAAGAGCGTCGACCAGTTAACCGGGCTATCCGTTCTTGCTGGCACGCAATACGCTGGCGTGTGACTAACAAGACCAATCGCCAGATATTCGACGGAGTAGCAATGCAATTCATGCCACACGGGGCGCTGTGCATGTTACGCAGACAACTAGATTCAGCAGTAAGCGAGGGTTAAAGATGTTCACCAGCATCCCCGAACCAATCAAACTACACGGCAACATGGCTAACGCCTGCCGCGAAACTGGCCTTAACGAAATGACTATCGCCAAATACAGCAAAGATGTTAACTGCGAGCGCCATATTATTTATAACGGGCGTCTCATGACGCATAAAGCAACTAGCCATGTCCTGTATTCCCGACGTGGCGTAACAAATACGGAGAGGGCAAACGGGTTATGATGGAATTATTGGAAGCACTTGGCGATTTAGTATTTTGGGTATTCTTCGTTGTGGCTATCTGGAAGTACAACGTACTGTCTTATTTGCCAGGATGGTTGTCCGTCGTATTGGTAGCGGCTATGGGTACAAGTGGAATAGCCGGAATACTGTCAAACTGGTTCTAACCATCCTGCCCGCCTTTGTGCGGGCTTCTTTTTGCCTTTGTCAATCCTTAGCTATATAATCACCTGAAGATGCGCAGGGCGCGTCTGATGCGTTATGATGGTCATACACGCATAGACAGGAGATTACCCATGAAGATTGGCAAGGCTAAAGAACCGGGCATTGCCGGAGTTACCACGGCACGAAAGAAAGGCGACCCTAAGCCGCCTGGATACGTGTTTGGCCAGCCAACAAAATATCGCCCGGAATATTGCCAGGCCATCGTCACCTATTTCTCTAACCCGGAATCCTGGGACCTTAACGTTGATGCTAAAGGCAGCGCCAAAGCTATCCCTCGTAGCAAGCTGCCGACGTTCGAACGCTTTGCCGCCGGTATCGGTGTGTCCACCCGCGCGCTGGAAGACTGGCGCGACAAGCACGAAGAATTCGGTGACGCGTACCGCATTGCGTCCGGGCTTCAGAAGTCCTTCCTGATGGAACTCTCGGCAGCCGGTTTAGGTACTGGTGCCGTTGCGCTCATGCTGCAAATTAACCATAAGATGCGCATCGAGAAGGAAGAGGAACAACCAGGTAACGAGTCAATCCAGAAGGTTGTCGTGGAGGTCGTCGGTGCAAGTCAACATAAAGGCGACTGAGCCGCAGGCGGCTTTCCTCAACATGCACTGCAAATTCCCGGCATTCGTGGCGGGCTTCGGCACGGGTAAATCCGAGGTGATGTGTGACAGTGCCCTGCTTGATAGCCTGGAAGGCGGCGCGTCGTCCATGATCGCGATGTACGAGCCAACCTATGACCTGGTAAGACTTATCTTAGCGCCGCGCATGGAAGAGAAGCTCCAGGAGTGGGGCGTGCGCTACCGCTACAACAAATCTGATAACATCATCTACACGTCCAACCGGCAGCTCGGCGATTTCGTTCTGCGCACACTTGATAACCCGGCGCGCATCGTTGGCTACGAATCATTCCGGGCAAAAGTCGACGAACTGGACACGCTGAAGATGGAGCATGCCCAGGAAGCGTGGAACAAAATCATTGCCCGTAACCGTCAGGTGCCGGACACCTATCTGGCGACGTCGCCGAAGCCGGTCAACACCGTGTCCATTTTCACGACGCCCGAGGGTTTCCGCTTCGTCCATGACCGCTGGGTCATCAACAAGAAGCCCGGGTACGAGATGATTCAGGCGTCCACGATGTCTAATCCGTTTCTGCCGGAGGATTATGTCGACTCCCTACGCGCGACGTATCCGGAACAGCTTATCGACGCATACATCGATGGTGAGTTTGTTAACCTGACGTCCGGTACGGTCTACTACGCGTACAAGCGCCAGCGCAACGGCAGCCGGGAGACCATCCAGCCGGGCGAAACGCTCTACATCGGCCAGGACTTCAACGTCGGCAAGATGGCTACGACGGTTTACGTGCAGCGCGGGCACATCTGGCACGCTGTTGCCGAGCTGAAAGACATGTTTGACACGCCGGACGTCATTCGCGCTATTACCGAGCGCTGGAAGAACAACGGCCATCATATCGTGATGTACCCGGACGCTAGCGGCAAGAACCGCAAGAGCAGCAACGCCTCGACGTCCGATATCGCGCAACTTCAGCAAGCCGGATTCGAAGTACGCGCGAAAACGGTTAACCCTGCCGTGAAAGACCGCGTATCGGCGATGAACAAAGCGCTGGAATCTGGTATGGTGATGATTAACGAGCAGGCTTGCCCGGTCACGGCGCGCTGTCTTGAGCAGCAGGCCTACGACAAGAACGGCGAGCCAGACAAAGGCGGCGGAAACGACCACCAGAACGACGCCACTACGTACCCGATTGCATACGAAATGCCGGTTGTTAAACCTGTGATTAATATCCCTGTGCGTTTCGCACTTTAAAGGAGGCCTTGAATGGCTGTTGCAAATATCAACGCTGGTCAAGGCCAGAACGTCAAAACGCTGCACCGCCAGTATCAGGCGTATGCAGAACAGTGGCAGAAAATCCGTCACGCATTGGCCGGTGACCTGAAAACCTACCTGCGCAACGTCGGTCAGAACGAGCCGGACCCGGCTTACGGTCGTGCGCGCCAGAAGGAATACGAAGACGGGGCCATCTGCTACAACTTCACCAAACGCACGCTATCCGGCATGGTCGGCAGCGTCATGCGCAAAGACCCGGAACAGATTATTCCTAGTCAGATGGAATACCTGCTGACAAACGCCGACGGCTCCGGTGTTGGCCTGTGGCAGCACGCGCAGGACACGCTGATGGAACTGGATTCTATAGGTCGTGGCGGCCTGCTGGTGGATGCGCCTAATGTTGCCGTGGCTACGATGGCCGAGCAGAACGCGGGCCTGTTGAACCCGGTTATCGCGTTCTACACGGCAGAGAACATCATCAACTGGCGTCTGGAGCGTCACGGCTCTGTTAACAAGGTGGTGATGGTCGTCCTGCGTGAGGAATACGAGTACCTGGATGGCACTGACGAATTCAGCCCTAACTACGGCCAGCAGTATCGCGTCCTGGATATCTTCGAAGGTAAGTACCGCCAGCGCTTGTACCAGTTCAACCAGAAAGGCGAGTTGATTAACAACGTGCAGGAGATTTTCCCGCAGCTCGGCAGCGTAGAGCCAGGTACTATCCCGTTCACGTTCATCGGTGCCAGCAACAACGACTCGACTATCGACGACGCGCCGCTGCTGCCGTTGGCCGAACTGAATATAGGCCACTTCCGCAACAGCGCCGATAACGAGGAATCGAGCTTCGTTGTAGGTCAGCCGACGCTGTTTATCGCGCCTGGCGAATCAATGTCGCTTCAGACATTCACCGATGCTAACCCGAACGGTGTGAAGATGGGCAGCCGCACCGGCCACAATATTGGCGCGGGCGGTAATGCTTTCCTGGTGCAAGCGGACGCGAACAACCTAGCCAAAGAGAACATGCTGAACAAAGAGCAGCAGGCCATCCAGATTGGCGCGCAGCTTATCACCCCGACGCAGCAGATTACAGCAGAGTCTGCCCGCCTTCAGCGCGGAGCTGATACGTCGGTAATGGCAACAATCGCGCGTAACGTTAGCCAGGCGTACACGGATGCATTAAAGTGGGTTGCGGCGATGATGAACCTCGGCGACCAGGAAATTGAATTCAAGCTGAACATGGAATTCTTCCTGCAACCGATGACCGCGCAGGACCGCGCCGCATGGATGGCCGATATCAACGCTGGGTTACTCCCGGCAACAGCGTATTACGCCGCGCTACGTAAAGCCGGTGTTACCGACTGGACCGACGAGGATATTCAGAACGCCATCGCCGACCAGCCGCTGCCGAATGCTACGACGGTGCAAGGCGATATTCCGGCTTCAGCTAACGCGCAAGACCAACAAAATCAACAGCAATAAGAAAGGCCCCTTACGGGGCCTTAGTTTTAATACCAATGTTCCAGTTCTTCAGCGATAGCTTCGTTGTACATATCCTGCGAGAAGTTAGCTATCATAAGCAAATCTATCTGGTTTTCTATATCAAAAATCTCCACTGAATTTCTATAGTCGAAAGCTGCGTTAAAGGCGTCTTTCTCAGAAAACCCATTGTATATAAAAGCATATATTAATTTTCCAACATCTAGTTTCATGCTTATTCCTCCTGATTTGTTTACGTGTAAATAATCACCTATTCGGTTACACTGTTCAAATCGGATTACTTATCGAGACAACAAATGTCCATCATAGAAAGTTTCATCAGCCACCAGGTCTGGCTTCAGCGCAACGCCTCGCATGAGGTTAACGAGCTGGAGACATTCATCCAGCAAATGCGCGACGAGGTACGTAAGCAGGTTCTCCAGTTCGGTGACGATAACCGCACACGGCAGAATCTGGAGAAGCTCCTGCGCGACCTGGAAGACATCCTGGATGGCATTACGACAGACTGGCAGGACAAGCTGACTGAAGACCTTCAGGCGCTCGGCGGCTATGAGGCCGACTGGACCACTAAAACACTGACCGCTAACGTCGATGCCGAGTTTGTCACGCCGTCGCCCGAGCAGGTCTGGTCCGCCGCCAGATGGAATCCGCTAGCGCTGAGCAATAAACCAGCTGACCTGTTCGGTATGATGGCGGGCTGGGGCGACACGGAGATTAATCGCCTGGTAACCGGCGTTAAGATGGGCTTCGTGCAGGGCAAGACCACGCGGCAGATTGTCAAAGAGGTCGTCGGACCTGGCGGCCTGGCCGACGTCAGCCAGCGTAACGCGGCGACGGTGATTCGCACGGCGATTAATCACGTATCGACACAGGCGCGTGAAACGACGTACAAAAAGAACAGCGACATTGTTGAAAAGTACGAATGGGTTTCGACGCTTGACAGTCGTACGTCGACTATCTGCCGTAGTCGTGACGGTCAGAAATACGACATCGGCAAAGGGCCTCTTCCGCCCGCACATCCTAATTGCCGAAGTACTACTGCGCCGGTAATCAGTTCCGAGTTTGACTTCCTGGATAAAGGGGCAAAGCGCGCAGCTAAAGGCGCGGAAGGTGGTCAGCAGGTAGACGCGAGCACAACCTATTATGACTTCCTGAAACAACAACCGGCCTGGTTCCAGGACGAAGCTTTAGGGCCAACGCGAGGAAAGATTTTCCGTAATAGTGGAATATCGCCGGAGGAATTCCGTACAATCTCAGTTGATGGGTTCGGGCGTCCGCTCACCTTAAACGAAATGGCCGCGCTTGATAAACGCGTTGCCGACTACCTGGAGAGTTTATAATGGGTTTCTTTAAAGTATCAGACATTCCTGCGCGCCGGGTTGTTCAGTACGTTCGCGTTTCAGGCCACGGCGAAAACGTAGTGTACATCGAAGACGAATCAGTCCTTGGTTCGCCAGTCGACGAGATGCCGTTTGCTGATAAAACCGGTATTCCGATTCCGGCGGCTGGCATGGTGTTTGAGGTAGAGTATCTGCCGGATGCGGGCGACGTTTATTTTGCTGCGCAGCCGCAGGACACCGAACTGAAAGACGGCAGCGCGAAGCTTACGGTTTCAGTAAAAGCCGGTAAAGCACCATACTCGCACCAGTGGTACAAAGACGAGCAGCCGGTGGTTAATATTCCTGCCGTAGATGGTGAGCTTACCGTTACTCAGGCTGGCAAGTATTTCGTGAAAGTCACCGACGCCAGCGGCGTTGAAGCTGTATCCAAAGAGGCGGAGGTAAAATAATGGCCGGATTCTATGTAGTCACACGAAATGACCAGAAGCGCGTTATTACGCTGCGACGCGTTGCCGATAATACTGGCGGGGCTGTGTATCTTACCGATGCGGCCGAAGCGGCGCTGCCTGCGCCTACGGGCACAATGCCATTCTCTGACCTGACAACTTGGGCGGCTGCGATTAAAGATACCTCGACATATCAGGTGCCGTATGACGCGGACAAAGGCCCATCGCTGATTACTGTAGTTGGACAGACGCAATACAGCGCAGACGGCAGCACTTGGGCTAACACTATCCCTGATGGCGTTATGGTTGCCGGTAGTCCTGTCGAGTTCTACATCCGTACCAATCCGGCAGGCCTGACCCGCGCAGACGACGGAACATATACCTATAACTTTGCGATGCAGACGGTCGGCTCTGGCGGCATCTCTCTGATTAACATCGGTCGCAACCTGGCGAAAGTAGCAGGCACAACACCGCTAGACCAGACTGGGCTGACGTTCAGTGTAAACTGCACTGTTGTAGATGGCTCCGCGCATTCCGTGACAGGAACCGCATTAACTAAAGTATGGGGGTAAGATATGCCGTTAAAATCCGGGAAGTCGAAGAAAACCATCTCTGAGAACATCAAGGCAGAGATTAAAGCCGGTAAGCCGCAGGACCAGGCCGTCGCAATTGCTCTGAGCAAAGCTGGCAAGAAGCGCAAAAGCAAGTAGAATAACTTATTCCTTATACCAGGAATAACTGGAATAAAGCCCGCATAGAGCGGGCTTTTTGTTGGCTACTCGTTTGTAGCAGAACGCGCCTTAAGTTCGTCTTGAGGGATAAAACCACGCTCGGTTTTAACGTAGCAAGTACCGAAGCTGTATTTAGTCTCTCGACCGGTGACGTCACTGTAATTTCCGCAATCGTAAGCAACCATACCAAGCCCAATAGAAAAGAAACCAACTACAACAGCTACAAAAATAAGTACAGCACATAGAAATTCTTTCATGACACACTCCTCTTGTTAAGTTGAACCAAGCATAAACCAACAGCCAACATTAGTAAACTATTATTCCAGTTATTCCACGAATAAAAATAATATGGAATAAATTATTCCAAAAGTGGACTATTCCAAATTATTCTGATAACCTCACTTCGTTCTACGAACGCCGCAAGGCGACGTAACGTAGGCCGTAAGGCACACGGAGTTACGGGAGACCGCGCGGAAGGGCCGGAGTCTTCTTCGAGTCACGCAGAATCAAAGAATCTTTTGTCCCTCAACGGCTTACGGCAACAATGATTATTAGTGTGCTGCCGAACAAGTAATGTGGTAGGGATTCGCTTTAGGCTACTCCCTACTGTTACGCAGGGGTGGAGACACAATGAATCTAACCTATCGACTTTATATTGCGGCTGCCTTAGTCGTTGCGCTTGCGTTCGTTGGCTGGCGTCTCTATAGCAGCGGCTGGAATAACGGTCGCGCGGCGCTGGTAGCAGAACAGCAAGCCAAAGCACGGGCACAACTCGCCAAGCAAACCACACGGCAGCAAGCCAACGATTCTAAGGCCGCCGCCGCCGATGACGAAGGTAAAGCAAAAACCGTCACCATCACGCAGGAAGTTATCCGCTATGTTAAAACTCCTGGTCGTAACGTTTGCACTTTTGACGCTGACCGGCTGTCCATCAAGAGCGCCGCAGTTGACAATGCCAACGCCATCCCCGGCTATGATGACACCGCCGTGCAAACTTCTGCCGCCGTCGGCCAACGCTGACGAAGACCTGAGCATCGACGTGCAGAACGCCGAATGCACACGGCAGCTACGTTTAAGAGTATTCCAGTTGCAGGACTGGATTCGCAACGTAACTGAATAAATTATTCCAGTGTTGCAACATAATCAGGAATAATTTATTCTTGACAGTGTAAAGCCGGGTGGCCCGGCGAAAAACCGTCCAGGGGACATACTGATGTTTAAATTACGCAATTACTTTATGGAAGAAGCCGGAGCCGAAGAGAAACAAGGCGCTGGTGATGTACCGAAGACCTACACCCAGGAAGAGTTTGAAGCCGCGGTGGCAGGTCTGAAGAAGAACAACGAAGCTCTGCTGGCAGAGAAGAAAGAAGCGAAACGCCTTGCTGAAGAGGCCGCCGCCGCTAAACTCGCTGCCGACCAGGAAGCCGCAAAGAATTCCGGAAAACTGGAAGAGTTTGAAAAGTCATTGCGTAAGCAGTATGACCCGGTGATTGCGGAAAAGGATAGTCGGCTGGCTAAGCTGTCCGAGCGCATCCTTGGCGCAGAACGCAAATCGGTTATCAATTCCCTGTCTGGTATGCTGGTGGACGAAAGCGCCGCCGATATCCTGGGCATGATGGTTAAGACAGAATTCGATGGTGATGACGTCGTGACTAAATTCGTTGACGGCAACGGCAGCGTAATCACGACCGACCCGGCGAAGTTTAAAGAATGGCTGAAAGGCCACAAAGCATTCTCGCATCTGATTAAATCGGATGCCGCGACCGGCGGCGGGGCTGGCGGTAGCAAAACTAACCCTGGCGGGGCCAGTGGTGCGGATGCAATCCAGCAAAAACTTAACGCCAAATACGGCAAACGAGGATAAGAGATTATGGCTCTCGCAGATATGAAGGTTTATAACGACGACATCGTCGGCACCACAATTGAATTGCTCGGCCAGAAAACCGACCAGTTCAACGCGGCTTCCGGTGGCGCTATCGTACTGTCTACCGCCGCCTGGCGTGGTGACTTCTCCCGCGAATCTTTCTTTAACCAGATTGCTTCCGCGAAACGTCGTGTTGACCGCTACGCCGCAATCGCTACCCAAGCGGCAACTGCTCTTACCCAGGGCGAGCACGTAGGCGTTAAAGTCGCTGGTGGTTTCGGTCCTGTTCTGTTCGAACCGGCGCAAATGACCTGGCTGAACGAAGACCCGGCGTCCGCTATCCGCGCGATTTCCGAAGGCTTCTCTGATGCGCTGCTGGCTGACCAGCTCAACACTGCGGTAGGCTCCGCTGTTGCCGCAGTGTCCGGCCAGGCTGCTCTGGTTAATGACGTATCCGCAACCGGTGGTCTGACCCTGAACGTGCTGAACAACAGCCACGCTAAATTCGGCGACCAGTCACAGCTTCTGGTGACCGACGTTATGACCGGCGCGGCATGGCACAAGCTGATTGACAAGGCGCTGACCAACTCAAGCCAGTTGTTCGCCTCCGGCAACGTTATGGTCGTTGATATCCTGGGTAAACGTTATGTTATCTCTGATATCCCGGCTCTGTACGAAGCTGGTACCCCGAACAAGTCGAAAGTGCTGTCTGTCGTGGCTAACGGTATTATCGTTGATAACGCGTCCGACATCATCAGCAACGTCGACACGTCAAACGGCAACACCCGCATCCAGACCACCTGGCAGGCTGACTACACCTTCGGTCTGAAACTGAAGGGTTACTCCTGGGACGTTGCGAACGGCGGCAAATCACCACTGGACGCAGAGCTGTTTACCGCGACCAACTGGGACAAAGCGGTTGCCGAAAACAAACATACTCTGGGTACGCTGGCAATCGCCGACGCAGACCTGTAATATGTTTGGTAACGAGTGAAGAAAGGCGGCTCCGGCCGCCTTTTTACCAGAGGAATAGTCATGCTTAAACCTATCTACGTGAAAATGCCAATCACCATCGACGAGAAACACGAATACCATCGTAAAGGTTTCCGCGTAATCGACGCGCGTTTTAAACCGACCGATGCCGAAGACGAGCCACAGGTCGGAGAAGAAGAAAAGCCGCGCCAGCGTCGCCGCCGTAACGTTGCGGAAGACGAGGAGTAAACCATGCTCATTGTGGAAGACGGCAGCATCGTACCGAACGCCGACAGCTACGTTAGCCTGGCCGATGCCCGCACGCTCGCCGCGCGCTATAACCTGGCGCTTCCGGCCGACGACACTGAAGCTGAAGCCGCTCTCCGCAATGGCGCTGTTTACATTGGCCTCCAGGAGCCGATGATGTGCGGCTCGCGTGTATCACCTTTGCAAGAGCTATCATTCCCGCGCCAGGGTGTTACATTGTACGGTTATCCGGTTGCTACCGACTCCATCCCGGCGCAGGTTATCCGCGCACAGGTTATCGCCGCCGTCGAGTACGGCAACGGCACCGATGTGCGCGCCAGTACCGACGGTCGGGCAACATCAATGGAGCGTGTAGAAGGCGCGGTGACCGTGCAGTATTTCAACAACGGCGCTACGGGTGCAACGACCGTAATCACGGCAGCTATTGACGCGCTACGCCCGCTTCTGTGCGGTCTGAATAACGGCTCATCCTTTAACGTATACCGGGGTTAATCATGGCTTTGACTAAATCCCAGATTTTCACGCTCATCGGGACTAACCTGCCAGATAATACCTCCGGCGCGATTACCCCGGAGAAACTGCGTGAAGTCGTAACCCAGATTGCGGATGCGCCTGTTTACGCCGCTGCCGGAGTGAAAGAGGTTGAGGTGTTGCGCGCCGCGTCTACTGCTACGCAAGCGCCGACGGCCGTTGACACACCGTTACAGCTAACGTTCGGTGGCGCACAAGGCTCCGCGTCCGACCCGGTTATGATTAATGCGGCCGGTCTGGTTACATTCAACCAGGCGGGTAACTACGCGGTTCGGGTGAAACTTCAGTGTGGCCGCACCGGCGCTACCGGAACATCAATTCTCCTGAGTCGTCTTGTTCTTGGTGGTGATCAGTTAGGCTCCGCCGCCTGTGTTAAGCTCACCCAGACCGACGCCACGACACCGACCGACTCCCGTGTAGTTATGAACCCAACGGCCGGGCAAACGCTCCAGGTACAGATTATGCGAGACAGCGCGGGTTCTAACTTCGGCGGCGTATACCCACAGACCGCCACGGTTGCCGCCTGGGGTGTCGCACCATCCGCGCTGCTGGTGATTTCTCGCCTTGAACCGGTGCCATCGCCATGAGTACCGCCTTCAGCAAGAAAATGCAGGGCGTAGCGACGCGCCTGCTAGGCAAATACGGCAGCACCGTAACGCTGGTGCGTGCCGGGTCGAAGGTCTGGAATCCGGTTACAGGCGAATACGAGTGGCAATCCGACACTCAGATTCCTCTTACTGCTGTTCCGGTGCCAATCAATGCGGCGCTGGTTAACGGGACTACCATCCAGGCTGGCGATATGATTGTCAAAGCCGACTATAGCGTGCTGCCGAAGATGGAAGATAAAGTGGACTTTGGCGGTGAACGCTGGTCTGTCGTCGCTATCGAGCGCAAGCAGGTTAACGACGATATCGTGGCCTGGTTTATTCAGGTGCGCAAATGAGCAAGTTCACGCTGGACATTCAGGCTTTCGTCGCTAAGGCTAAGAAAAATCCTGAAACGGTGGTGCGCTCAGTATCGCTGAAGCTGTTCAGTGCGATTATTAAGGCAAGTCCTGTCGATACCGGGCGCTTCCGCGGTAACTGGCAGACAACCGGAGTAACTCCGGCCGCCGGTTTAATCGCGGGCGTCGACCCTACCGGGAATAAAGCCGTGAATAGCGCCGCAACGTTTATTACCAACGCACCCGGCTGGAATACTTTCACCTTAACAAACAACCTGCCGTATGCCGAACGCCTCGAATATGGCTGGTCGAAACAAGCGCCTGTCGGTATGGTTCGTGTTAATATAGCCAGATTCCAGCAGTTAATTAACGAAGAGGCCGCGAAGATTCGATAATGGCAAGTTACTTTGAAGACCTCACCAAAGCGTTTGACATCGCACTGGTTAACTTCGGCAGCACGAACAATATTGCCGTGGCACTGGAGAATATCGACGCGCCGACCAGTACCGCAACGCCGTATCTGGCTAGTTTCATGCTGCTGGCCGACACGGAACAAGCCGACCTGTTCTGGACCGAGCAGCGCGCCGGTATTTATCAGATTGATATCAATGTTGCCTCCACCAAAGGTAGCGCGCCAATCAATAAAATGGCAGACTTACTAAATACGGCGTTTAAGGCCGGAAACACGTTCCAGCGTAACGCTATCTGCGCAGAGGTGACGAGGGTTGACCTTGGCCCGCTGATTGTGGAAAACGGATGGGCGAAGCGCCCACTAACCATTAATTTCATTGCCTTCACTGCGAGGATATAACGATGGCACTGCAACCATACAAGGGCGCGAATACCGCACAGTTCTACGTGCTTGAAACAACGCCCGGCGTTACCCCTACTTCCCCGAACTGGTCGCCGCTGCGCAACACCGGCGGTATTCCTGCCGTGACGCGCGACGCGCTGGTTTCTAACGAGCTGGATGGCAGCCGCGAGACGTCTTCTATCCGTACCGGTAACAAACAGGTGACCGGCGAGTACGCGATTGAACTGAGCGCGCAGAGTCAGGATGAACTTCTGGCCGGCGCGATGACAAGTTCATGGGTCTCTGGTGTTACCGGCTCCGGCGTATCTGTTGCAGTAGATGCTACAGCCAAAACTTTTACACGCTCTGCGGGTAACTATCTGACAGATGGTGTTGAAGTGGGCGACCTTATTCGCTTCTCAGACCTGCCAGGCGGGAACGGTAAACCATTCATCGTAACCAGTGTCAATGACACCGTTGTCGCCGGGGCGGCGATTCCTGACGGCACACTGACAACTGCGGCCGCCGCCTCTACCGATTACCTGACCGGCGACAAGCTGGAAACTGGTAACCTATGTAAGACCTATTCTATCCTGACTTGGTTCAAAGGGCGCTGCGGCGGCGCGGACAGCTATGTTCTTACTAAAGGCGTTGAGTTCTCCGGATTTAGCATTGAGCAGGCTGTCAATGCTATGGTAACCGGTTCATTCCCGTTCATTGGCCTGTCTCAGGAAATTCTTAGCGCGCCGCCTGCCGGGTCAACCTTCACGGTTAACTTCGACGCGCAGCCCTTCGCAAGCGTTGACGTGTCCGCGTTCAACGGCACAGCGCCGCTTAAGTTGATTGACACATTCACCATTACCAACGATAACAGCGCGTCGGCGCAGTTCGAACTAGGCAATGATAGCGTGGCGTTTGTTGAGCGCGGCCGTGCAGCGAATACCTTCTCGCTGGCGGGTAAGCTGTACGACATGACTCTGCTGAATCTGTTCCTGAACGAAACTCAGATTGAGCTGACGTCGATTCTGGCGGGTCCGGATGGTGCGATGTCATTCACGCTGAAACGCGCAGAACTTACGGCGGCCACTCCGGAAATTGGCGGGCCTGAATCAGTAACGCTGACTATGGAGGGCCAGGCCACAGGTAACGCGGTTCAGTCGTCCATTGTGATTCAGCGTATCGCTTATGCATAAAATTAAGGCCCCGAAAGGGGCCTTACTCTTGCTTGCCGATATCCCACCCACCTATTGCCATAAAGGCCATACTCAGACGCCCGGCATCCGGCAGGCCTCGCGAGCTTCTGTTAACCATAGAAAGCACGTATTCAATAGAAACTCCGTGGCGAGCAGCTTTTGCTGAGGATTCGCATAAATTTATAGATTCTTCTTTAACCTGATTTGTTATATCAGGGCGTATTTCGCTCATGCGAATAAAACTTTCTGATTTGGCTTGTGGGTTAGAGGCCCATAAATCCTCACAAGGCGTAGCACCCGCCGCGAAGCTCAAAGCCATTGACGAACCAATCAGCACAGCAATTAACGTTTTCATAATCTTTCTCTTGTAAGTGTTTAAACAATACTATGCTATTGTTTTGAGCAATGCAAGTGTTCTGGTAGAATAAATCTGCGCCTACTGTCGCCCAGGAAAAGCGGTTGGTTACCGCCTGGCGCTTTAAGCAACCAATACCCTCTTAACCAAAGGATATATCGATGGAACTGAAAGATTTCTTCTTCGCTGACAAACACGCTGCCGGAACTGTTATGCCTATCCCGCTGCCGAACGGTGAAGATTCCGGCGAATGGCTGCGTGTTATTGGCCCCGCGTGCGATGACGGAGTTAAAGCCGGTCGCGATTATTCCCGCGCTTACACGGCAATCCGCGAGGAACTTACGCCACTGGACGCCGAGTGTAAAGCGAAAAATGATTGGTCCAGTTATAACGCAGAAATGAACTGGAAAGCGGACGAGCTTAACGACGCTCTGGCGGTTGCTACGGTTATCGGGTGGTCATTCGATGAACCATTCAGTAAAGATGCATTGAAAAAGCTACTTAACGAGTATAAGGGGCTTGGCACTATCGTAGCCAAGCACTTCCACGATAGCAGAAAATCTTTAGCGGAAAAGTAGACGCGCTGTATGAGTATGCCCGCTGGAACTATGTAGACCGTCAGAAGAAACAGAAATTCGACGACATCTCCGCCGGGCATAAAGCTTTTATGGAAGCTATCGGGCAATTACCCACGGCAACCCTAAAAGATGAGGCTGTACCAACCCTACCAGGTATTTTTGTTGGTGTTTGGGATAAGTATCGTAACCTCAAATTCATACAGCGCAACACAGCAGATTCGCTGGTATTATGCCCGCGTGATATGCTTAACTGGCAGGACCTGGTCGCGTATAAATCCATGACCGGGGAAACGATAAGCCTCCTCGAAACGGAGATTATCATGGGTATAGACGCTATATTCGAAGGGCGAGAAGATGGCTGATACAGCTTCGCTAATTGCGAGAGTAAAAACAGAAGGCGCGGAGCAGTCGGCCAAACAGCTCGACGATTTCGCCGCGTCCGCCGGAAAGGCAGACACATCGGCAACAAAGATGGCGTCTTCCGTCGATAAAGCCACTCCTAAATTAAAAGGCTTCGGCACTGGTGCGCAACAAATCGGCTATCAGGTTCAGGACATGATTGTCCAGATTCAGGGTGGCACATCAGCGTTTGTGGCTATCGGGCAGCAGGGTTCGCAGCTCGCTGGCGCGTTTGGCCCCGGTGGCGCGGTTATCGGGGCAATCATCGCCCTGTCCGCTGCCGTTGCGGGCACTCTTGTTAAATCTCTGGATAGCGCGTCTATTAGCGCTGAAGAGTTACAGAACTCGGCTAAAACTTTAGATTCTGTATTACAAAAAAACAAGCAGGGCGCCTATGAGCTTTCGGATAGCTTCATTAAGCTTGCCGCTGACATCGGGACAGCTTCAGAGGCCCAGGCCAAGTTCTATGAGGCCCAATCGGCAACCGTAACACAGACCGAAGGCGCTAAAGAGGCGATAACAGACCTTGTCGATAGCCTCAACACCTGGACCAACGGCTCGGCCATAGGCGCGCAACGCTCCCTGGAATTGAGCCAAAGCACGTCTTCCCTTACGGGTTATATTGATGACCTCTCCGATAAGTTCGGGGTAACTAACGAAGAGGCTACCGCGCTAGTGCCGTTATTGGCTGCCGTGCAGAAAAATGCGACACCAACGACGATAAAAGCGCTGTCCGACGAAACTGCAAGACTTAATGATAAATATAACGGAACCAACGCCGAATTGGTCAAGTTCAATGGCGAACTGTTCAAGAACATCGGCAATATGCAGGCCGCACAGTCGCAGGCCGACGCACTAGCAGGGGTTCAGGGTAAGCTAAGCACCGCAACTAACGAAGCAACACGCCGCATAAAGGAGCAAAACGACGCCATTATCGCCCAAACTAAGATACAAGGGATGGCGGAAAAAGACCGCTTTAAAGCTTCGGCTGAGTTAGAAAAACAAGCTTTCGCTAAGCGTGAGGGCGTTACAAAAGAGCAAATAGCGGCGTTTAACAAGGCTCGCGACGCGGAAGCAGAATACGAGTCTAAAAAATACCAGGAACGCGAAAACAAGAAAACAGCGGCAGCGGAAAAAGCCGCGGCCACAAGAGAAGCTAACGCCGCAAAACGCGCTGCCAATGCCGAAGCTAGCCAGAAGCGACAAGCCGAAAATTTCCTTGATTTGATAAACCGCACTAATGCAGACGAAATAAAGGAGATAAACGCCAAGGAACAGCAGAAACTAGATAAAGCAAAAGAATTTTTAGATAAAGGTGCTATAACGCAAAAGCAATACGAAGACGCAAAAACCGCGATTATTCTGGAGGCGGGGCAGGCACGCCAGGACGAATTAGATAAAAGAGAGAAAAAACAAAGGGAAAAAGATAACAAAGGTGACGACTTCATGGCTCAGATTATGGGCCAGAACGCAACTGAGCTTGAACTATTCGACATTCAACAAAAACAGAAAGAAGAAATAGCCAAGCAATACCGTGACCAGGGAATTATCGACGAGGATGAATATCAGAAAGCACTACTGGCTATCGCCGGTAACTACAACAAAAAGCGCCGTGACGAATACGCCAGCATTCTTGGACAGACTACCGATGACCTGAAAACTGCGTTGGGCGAAGGTAACAAGGCCTATAAAGCTTTCGCCATTGCTAACGCTATCATGAACACATATCAGGGCGCGGTAGCCGCGTTCCAATCGGCAGCGGCAATACCTGTTGTTGGTTGGGTAGCTGCGCCTATAGCGGCCGCTGCTGCCGTTGCTGCTGGTCTTGCTAACGTAGCCAAGATTCGTTCAGCGCGTGAACAGGGTGGCGCCTTATCCGCCGGGCAGATTTCAACTATCGCCGAACGCGGGCAACCTGAGGTTATTATGCCGGCTGGCGCCTCGCGCGTTCGTACGGCGCAACAGATGCGTCAAATTATGGGTGAAAACTCAGGCGGTAAATCCAGTGGCAACGACAGCGTAGTTATTGTCAACCAGACTACCGGCCGCATTGACTCCGCGCAGACAGAGCGCGATGATGAAGGGCGCTTACGTATTCTTATCCGCGAGCTGGTGTCCAGTGATTTGCAGGACAGTAACTCCGATATTTCTAAATCCCGCCGCAGCACCCGCGGCCAGCCAGGACATTAATTATGAGTGATTTACTGTTCCCGGCAGCGTTAAAGCCTATTGTCAATAAAGGCTATTCGCTCACCCGCGGCAACAACATTTTCCGTAATTCGGTACAAGGCGGCGCGCCACGGCAAGGGCGCGATACTTTCTTTGATGCTGTGCCTTTTAGCGTTGTGCTTGTAGTGTCGTCTTTAGGCCGCCAGGCATTCTATGCGTTTCTAAACCAGATAGACGGCGGCGCTAATTCGTTCATCATGCCGCTGGATAGTGGCACTGGTATCGAAGACCATCAGGTCTGGATTAACAGCACCATTAGCGACAACACCGAAGACGGTAAAAACTGGGTTATATCCTTTACTCTAATGGCAGAACAGACACCAAATCAGATTGATACTTGTCTTACGGCCAATCTGCCGGATTTATTCGGCTGCTATGGGGACAACCTTAATTGCTTCCTTAAACAATACGGGATTGCACAATCAACTTTCCCGCGTATCTGGGACCCGATGCAATGAGCCAGGAATCAGTAGAAGCTGCATATCGCCTTAAACTGGCGTCTAACCCGGAAGGCGAGCTGGATTACCAGACCGTCGAGATAACGCACCCGCTGTTGAGTAAGCGTTATCTTATCGTTATGGGTACTAGCCCTTTAACGGCAACGCTTGAAACCGGGGAAACCGTTACTTTCGAGCCGTCGCCTATGGAAGTCAAATCGGCGGCCAATAACAACACGATGGACCAACAGGCCTCGTACACGCTGCCGGATGTTGGCAACCAGCTTGACGACGAGATGGACAGAATACCACTAGATAACGAAGAATGGCCTGTGTTTACATTCCGCGCTTTCGTGAGCACAGATTTGTCCTATCCGGCGCAAGGACCAGTGTCTTATGACTTACAGGCACTATCTCAATCAAAGGGTGTATTCACTGCCGATGTTGGCGTTCCGCGCCTCAATGAGCGACCGACCGGTATTCTTATGACGCCCGATGTAATACCTCTTTTGCGGGGTCTGATATCGTGAACATCAGCAGCTATACCGGCCGGCGGTATGACTTTCGTAATTATAACTGCTGGCATCATGTGCGCGCCGTTCGGGCGGACGCCGGTATTAAAACACCGGCCTTTGATGTCATTACGCCAGTACAGATAAACCAGGCATTTGACGACGGGCACATAGATAGCAAAGGTCTTTTGCGTGTCGATTCCCCGGAGAATTATGATGCCGTGTTGATGGGCTCACCCCACGGCAGCCGGATTGTATGGCATGCGGGCGTATACTTTGAAGGTAATGTGTCACATTGCGACAGACACGCCAAACAGGTTAAACTCGAATCATTAACCGATATTAAATCTAAATTCAGCGAGATAGAGTTTTGGCGATGAAAACACACCATCTTACCCGTAACGCTTCTGGGGGCTTCGACCAGAAGTCATATTATTGTTCGCCAATGGAATTTGCCATTAAACATATTCCGGATGGCGTGCCATTTCGCATATTTAAAGGACAAATCGGCATTGACAGCGACGTTACAGAAGATTTCGACGCGCTGAAAGAAAACGCTGAATTCTATATCGTCGAATCCGCTGGCGGTGGTGGAGGTGGCTTCATCGGTAAGTTGCTCGACCCTCTTGGTGTAACTAAATACATCATGAAGATTATCTCTCCGCAGAGCAAAGCACCATCGTCAAGTCTTGCCAACCAGCAAGCCGAAAGCCCAAATAACAGTCTGACAGACCGTAATAACAAACCGCGCCCATATGAAAGAACATATGACATCTGCGGCACTGTTCAGAGTATTCCTAATGACTTAATGACGACGTACCGCAAGTACAGCACTTCCGGCAGCGTTATCGAGTATGGTTTTTACGATGTTGGCCGCGGCTATCTCGACACCCCCGCCGATGGTGTAACAGACGGAGATTCGTTACTGCGAGATATCTCTGGCTCATCCGCTGCCGTGTACGGCCCGTATACCTCGCCGAACTCAGGTACACCGCAACTGCAAATAGGTGACGCCATCACGGAGCCGCTATTCATTACCGTTAGTTCTAACGAGGTAGACGGTCAGACATTGAAAGCACCGAATGACCTTAACGCCAGCATAACAGGCGACGGAGGAACCATAGCATCACTTTCCGGCACAGTTGGAACGATAACGGACGCATCAGGCGACGCAGCTTTCGACGCCTATTTGAAGGCGGGTGATACTGCGCGTTTAGCTAACGTCACCCTCAATGACCCAGGCGGCCCTGACCCCTATCTTGATGGGTACTATCCGGTAATCTCTGTTAGCGAAGTAGATATTGTACTGGATGTATCGGGTAATTTATCGGCCTGGCAGGTAATAAGCCCAACTGTTAATCAGGTAAACGCCGCGGACCCGGCTGGCAATGCCGCAGAGATTGGCCCTGTTGACACAGTAGAGAAAAGTTTTACCGACTGGATTACTGTATCGCGCATCCAGTGCGAGCGCCTGATGGCCAACATAGCCGCGGACAACGGAATGTACAAGGATGATGGCGGAAGCAGTAAAAAACCGGCCAGTGTTACGGCGGAAATGCAGTACCAATTAATAGACTCTAACGGCAATGTTTACGGTCCTGTATATAGCGCACAGGGCACTATATCAGGTCGTTCGGCCGACGCTACCGGGACTAGTATCATTGCACAGCTCCCGACACCATCTGCTGTTCGCGTGCGCCTTCGCCGTGTCACGGACCTTGATTTAAAATTCGAAGGTAACGTGGTGGACGAAATTAAATTCGCCAACCTGTACGGGCAGACGCAGGACAAAACACCGAACTACGGCAACCGCACTACCGTGCATACAGCCCGGAGACAAACGCCACGCGCTACTGCTGTTAAACAGCCGCAATTGAAACTGATTGTTACCGAAAAAGTGCAACGCTACCTCGGCAATGGCGTGTTTGATACTAACTGGTCTAATAATACACAGGCGGTGCAGTCGCTCATTAGATTGCTGCGTGACCCTGTTGTAGGGGACTTGTCACTGACCGCCGCAAATATGGATAAATTGCTGGCTGTGCAAGATGAAGTGGAATCATATTTCAATAGCCCATTAGCAGGGCAGTTCTGTTATACGTTCGATTCATATTCAACAACTACACAAGACATCATTTCCACGATAGCAACAGCTATTTTTTGTAACCCATATCGAAAAGGGCACGACATCCTGCTCGATTTCGAACGCCCGCGCCCCGGGCCTGAAATGGTGTTTACGCATCGCAGTAAAGCACCCTCCGGTGAAAAGTGGACGCGCCAGTTTAACGATAAAGATGCCTATGATTCTGTTAAGTTCAGCTATATCGACCCTGATACTAACGTGAAAGAGACGATTACCATTCCGGAAACTGGCGGAATAAAAACAGATACTTACGATTCAAAAGGCATCCGTAACTATCAACAGGCATACTGGCATGCATGGCGGCGTTTCAATAAAAATTCTCTCAACAAAGTATCTGTAGAATTCACAGCAATGGAAGAAGGAATCTTCGCTGTGCCTGGGCGTGCTATTAGCGTCGTTAAGGGCTCACGTGTCGCCCCTATGGATGGTTATGTTGTTGCCGTTAACGGCCTGGTGCTTACGCTATCACAGCCCGTTACTTTCACTGACGGTGACGACCATTCGCTCATTCTCAAGAAGAGAGATGGCAGTGTGCAAAGTGTGTCTGTAACCCCCGGAAGCTTTAATCGTGAAGTAATCATGACCGAGGCACCGCAGGAAGCAATTTACACAGGGAATAGCGCATTAAAAACAGAGTTTTCATTCGGCAGCGAACAAAGGCATAATGGGCAGATGATTCTGGTTAGCACCGTTGAGCCGTCAGATGACCGCACGGTGAAAATCAAGGGCATGAATTATGACCCGGGATATTACGCACAAGACGGCGTTAAACCGTTCGGTAGCGGTTTCAGTTCCGGATTTGATACCGGTTTTTCCTAAGAGGGCCTGACTATGTCGAGCGGATGCGGCGATGTTTTATCGCTGGAAGATTTAAAAACAGCAAAGAAACACCAGACTTTTGAGGCTGAAGTAATCACTGGCCGCGCGGGGGGTGTAGCCTCCGGCTCAGAAATAGATTACGCCACCAACCAGGTAACCGGTCAGGTGCAGAAGACAATGCCCGCCATTTTACGTGATATTGGCTTCCGCCCCGCATCGTTTGATTTTGTTAGCGGGGGGACAATTGGTGTCAACGATAGGGATTTAGCCGTTTTATGGCCGTTGCCGGGGGGTGATGGCGACTGGTATTACTGGGAAGGGGCTTTGCCTAAGGTTATTCCGGCAAACTCAACTCCGGCCTCGACTGGCGGGGTTGCGGATGGTGCCTGGAGACCAGTCGGTGATTTAACTTTAAGAACAGAACTAGCATCCTCAAGTGGCGCGGGGCTCATCGGATACAAAGAAGGCGGTACGCTCGAAGACGCGATAACCTATTTGACGCCTGATATGTTCGGTGCTGTGGGGGATGGTGTTTCAGATGACCGTGTACCTTTGCAGGCGGCTATTAACCGAGCTAATCAGTTATACCTGGCGACAGGGTCCCAATGCGAAGTAAGACTGCTAGCTAAAACTTATATCGTATCCCAAAATCCAGCGTCCACAGCTATAAACGGCGAAGTTTCTGCCGGATTTGGGTGCATCAATATGCTTTCTGGCGTTATTTTACAGGGCCCTGGGACCATAAAACTTAAACCGGGCACATCCGGGGCCAACCCCGGAGCGATTATAACTAACTGGACCGGGCCGTGCGTAGATTCGGCTATAGATAGGGTGTCTGTAGACGGCAATGCGTCAAATATAACGGCTACGCGCATGGTCGGTATAAATCTATGCAACACCACGCGTGTGGCGTTAACAAATTTAAAAGTGCATAACACTTTGGGTATTGCTGGCGGGATTTACATGCGTCGGGATGGATTCTCTACTTCCGATTACGGGTGCGTAGAAAGTCGTATCATGAACTGTGATGTTTATGATATCGGCTATATTGGAATTCAAGCGGAAAGGCCCGATGGGATAATTATCTCCGGTAATAATGTTTTCAATACCGGAGATAATGGTATCGACATTGAAGGTAATAATGCATCCGGGAGCTCAGGGTTCGGACGGCAGATGCTTATTGCTAATAATATCTGCCGTAATAATAAGAATGGGATTTTTATCGAGAGCTGTTCTAACGCCTCGATAACTGGGAACGATATTTCTGACGTTGGCGGCATCGGCATTGTTCTTAACCGTATCAACACCGGCTCATTTAACAATATCGTATCAAACAATAAAATAGCGGGCCTAGCCACCCAGTTGGCTTACGGCCTTCGGGTTATAAATAATTCTGGCGGGTGTACTATCGCGTCAAACCACTTTACAAGCCTATATTCATCTATAAAATTTAATGGTCGGGCTACCCGCGTGTATGTTGGTACTAACAATCATTCGGCTATTGCTAACTTTTTAGTGGAACTAGAGGCTACCACCGGCAACCCTACGGCTTTATTCCGCTCGTATATCGCTAAACAATTTTATCAAGGAACACAAACATCGGGGGTACCGGCTCCTTTATCTCCTATTGGTTGCCCGAGTAACTTCCCAAGCCGACTTAATACGAGTACCTATGAGGGCGCACATTTCTCGGATTTAAATGGCGCGGGTGAAGTTAATTTTGTTTATCGTACTGGTAATCTCACGCTAAACGCATCCTGGGCCGCATACGCGCGGTACAATAACACAACGACAGGTTACACCGATTTGAATGGTAATTTTGGCGTAGTCGGAGATTTTCTTGAGATATCGGGAATTGTATACAAAATATACGCTGTAACGACCAGCACTACTACAATAACCAAATGGGATGGCTCAAATTACTCATCGGGGAATTTCGTTTCTGATTTCACAACGGCAGCCTTAGTCAAAACGCACCGTCCTACGTGGGGTACTTTATGATTGTAAGTGATATGACAAAATTAACCGATGCGGAGTTAGTAGACTATCTTACTAACTATGTATGGTACGCCATAAGCGCGGACCAACGCCTGGCATTAGGTGAAGAGTTTATGCGTAGAAACTCTAAAAATAATACAGAGGAAGAATGACTAAAGGCCCCGTTTTGGGGCCTTTTCTTTACTTTAAGCTCTTGATGGTGGTTATAATATCTATACCTAAATGCTCCGAAAGACCCAAATCCTCTTCACACATAGATAGTATAAAATCCAGTTGCGCGTTCGCTGCGTCACGTTGCTGCCGTAGTCTGGCATTCTCGGCTTCGAGTTCCTTGATTCTCGCGCAGGCCGCTATTAAAAACTCTGGTTGAGCATGGGCCTTTGCGAAGTCTTTTGTAAATAGCACAGAGTTTATAAATAAATCGCTTGGGTATTTCATTATCAACCTCTCTTCTGTTTACAATACTGCATCAATAAATCCTGAACCTCTTCCTTACCCTCTACCCGCGCCTGCACAACCTGGTCTAGTGTATCAGCAGCCTGAATCTGATAAACAAATACTGGTCTGGGGTGGTTAGCTTGCATTTGGCGTACAGGCCCAATACGTTCGATAACCTGCGCATAGTGCTCGTAATTCCACGTCATCGAATAGAAGGCCAGGTGACACCCGCCGTCCTGAAGGTTGAGGCCATGGCCGGCTGATGCCGGGTGAACCAGCAGCATAGGAATCTCGCCACGGTTCCAGGCGTCAATCTGGTCGTTGCCTCTCTTACCCTTCGCCAGCGCTACGGCTTCCGGGAATTTCTTCAGGATGCGGGCGCGGTCATGCTGGAACTGGTAGGCCACCAGGAGCGGTGCGCCGTTAAGCTCGTCATATATCGAGTCCAAGGCCTCCAGCTTCGCGTTGTGGATAGCTTCCCACTCTTTGGTTGGCTCTCCGTCGTCGCCCGTTGTATAGACCGCGCCGCTGGCTATTTGCAGACATTTCTGTGTGCGTGCTGCCGCGTTCGCCGCTTCCACCTCTCCGGCTTCGAGCTGGGCGAAAAGTTTCTTCTCCATCTGGTCATAGGCTTTACGGGCCTTCGGCGGCAGCGGGACAACTACCGGAACCACAACCGGCTTATCACAACCAAAGTATTCCGCCGCGTCCACGGTAAGAGATATATCAGCTATGCGCTGGTGAATCTCAGTGTCCGCGCCAGAGCGAGGCTTATATGATTTAGCGGCATGATGCGCGCCCTCCTGAACACTGACGAACCAACGGTCGGTGAATGACTGGTAGCTGCTGCCGAGGCGCTGGCCGGCGTCTAGGAACCAGCACTGGCCCCACAGGTCCTTCAGGCCGTTCGGCGCGGGCGTACCGGTCAGATTGATGAAGCGCTTAATCTTCTTGTGCGCCACCTTGCCGAGGGCCCGGGCGCGCTTGCTACCGCCTTTACTACGGAACGACTTCAGCTTGGTCGATTCATCGGCAACGATGACAGTGAACGGCCAGCGGTCGCCCCAGAACTCGACGAGCCACTCCAGAATGTCGTAGTTGCAGCACACCACGTTAGCGTCGTCGTTCAACATCACATCCTCCCGATACTGGCGGCTGCCGGTGCCGTCGACGACGCGCAGTGCCGGGAATTGCCACTTAACCTGTTCGGCGGGCCATGTGCCGGACGCAACGCGCAGTGGGGCCAGCACCAGCACCCGGTCGCCACACCAGTTCTCCTGGTCCCAGTCGTCCAGGATGCCGGTCTGGAACATCTTGTTCAGCGCCCACATCGTCGCGCCGGTCTTCCCGGAACCCATCGTCGCGAATACGTTGCAACGGGGATGGTTAATGATGTGCGCCGTGATGGGCTTCTGGTAAGGGCGTCGTTCGAATCTCATTTGTTGGCCTCTCGGGACGCCTGCCAGGCCAACCACATAGCGTGCACGCGGCTATCCGTATAACCGCCGTTGTTGAAAAAAGTATATGCGCCGAATTTACGCATTATCCATGCTTCAAATTGTTTTTGCGATTCTGTCATTATTTTGCTCCTCGCTTTTCTCTTATCCGCGCCGCCTCAATCTTTCTACGGCATTTAATACATTCGTTCCTGTGCCCGTCTTTACTCGCCACACTGGACCGGTGGAACTCCGACAGCGGCTTAACCTCGTCGCACTTGATGCAGCGCTTCTTTTGTTTAGGGATTAGTCGCATTCGTGCCACTCCGTTTGATGTCGTATGGCTTGATTACAGAGGCTCTCGTGCAGATACGCAAACGCTTCTGTAGTCCAGTTATTTACTTCCATCCCGACGTATTCAAATACGTTAATAACGGCGTGCGAAATCTCGTGCACAGTTGTTATCGCCTGTCCGTCGAAGACACCAACCACCATAGAACCGCAATCGTTGGTTCTGGAACATATACCGGAACCTGGATGTAAAAGCGGCTCCTTACCGGTTAATTCTGTGCGTTTGCGATTAAAAAGAATCTCGCTATTAGTGAACCATATAGAATTTGGATAAGGGCTATTATCCAGCTTAACCATCATTTTTCGCATGGAAACAACTCCTTGACAAGCTCATCAACCTGCGCCTTGCTGCCGATGGTGCGCACGTCCGCACCGACGGCTCTCATGCGCTCATGCTCGCGCTGCTGGTGCGGGTCAGGCTTCGTTTGTTCGTCTTTCTTGATTTCGAGGAACAGGGTTTCAGCCTCTAATATTCTGTCGACATAATAACCGTCTATGGATATCTCACGGGCCGGAACCAGCACCAGCAAATCCGGGCAACCACGGCGGCCTTCGTATGAGATTTTTCTTACCAGACAGCCATGCTTCTTCAGTTGCTCCATGCAGTATTTTTGTACGCGTCCCTCCGGAGTTTTCGCGTATCGCTGGTTAAATTGGTTTATCTTTATGGCTATGTTTTTCTTTTCCATGTTTCTTATCTCCAAAATAAAAAGTGGTGACCTAAAGATAAGTCACCACTCTACTATAGTCAAGTATTTTTGTTGGCTGTAATTATTTGCCGTGATTGTGAAAATCCTTATGGAATTTTTCGCGCCCAGCTCGCGCAGCCACGTCAGCTTCTTCTAGCGTGGCGTAGCGTCCGAGGTTGATAAACCGCCGATTTAGCTTTATATAGGCCATCCACTTATCATTTAGCTTGTCGTAGCACACTCCCTTCAGCCCAGATGTGTTATTGCGATTAAGACGCATATTGTGCGCATTCTCACCCATAGTAGCCTCGCGGAGGTTGCACAGCCTGTTGTCTAATCCGTTGCCGTTGATATGGTCAATAACGTTCTCGGGCCAGCGGCCGTAGTGCAGGAACCACGCCAGGCGGTGCGCTGGGTATCTGTTAGGACGAATCTTAACATAAAGATAGTTATCGCCCTTGTGGTGATATCCGGCCGCGTCGCCCTCCTTGACACGCCCGCGATTAACTTTCCAGGAAATGACCCCGGTTTCGGGGTCGTAGCTCAATAAATTACTTAGCATAACGTTTTAACCTCTGCCCTTCCGCTGCAAGTGGAAACCCTCCAGCCCATTTTGGCAGAATGCACATAAGCCTTTCAAGCTCTTTCTCCGAGTATTCATCCGTATCGGGGACTTCGGTGACTATCTCATCATGGATATGGAGTATGATAGGCCACCCGGCCTCTTCTACCGTGATGAGCGCATTTGCCAACAGGTCACGGCAGAATGCCTGGCAGAGGTTCTCGCACAACTTCCCAGAATATGTGTACTGCTTGCCCCACTGCCGGGTTGTCTGGTTGACCCCCATGTAGCGGATGCGCTCGCGGTATTCCGCCCTCTCATCCGCGCTGTCTTCGTCTATATGCTTCTCTACTGATATACCAATGCCCGGGTAGGACAGGATGCGGCCCGACGGCATCTCAAGCTTGAGCCACCACCCAGGAGACCCGTCTTTCCCCCTGGTTCGGGTTATTTTAATTGCCTTGCGCCCATCTTCGCGAACTTCGGCACCAGCCCAATACGCTTTACCTGGATTCTTAATCGCCGCCATTGCGCCATCTTCTAACTCTCGCCAGAATCGGATTGTTGCCGGGTGGGATTCTCGCCACATTCTTTTAATAGAGTCGCATGTGAGCCATACATTTTTCGGAAGGTCGTAAGACGGTCTTTCCGCCTTCTGGCCGCCAAAACCTTTCTTATTCTTTTCCTGGATACGCGCATATTCATACCCCTTTTTCGCACCGGCCCAGATATGGTCCGGGAAGGTTCCTTTCATCATTTCGGCCATGCCGTGCAGGTCAAGCCCCGTCACTTTAGCCATGTTTACGAACGCACCGACGCCACCCGAATAGCCGAGCGCCAATTCGCAGGTCTTACCTATCTGTCTCAAATCCTTACGGTTTTTCTTGATGTAGTCCGGCTCCATGCCGAACATCTTACCCGCAGTTACGCAGTAAATATCAAGCCCTGACCGGAAGGTTTCCAGTGCGGTTTCTTCCCCCGCGAGCCAGGCCAGACCGCGCCCTTCTACGTTGGAGTAGTCGGCAACAACTAACTGCTTGCCTGGCTCCGGGATGATGCAGCTACGAACCGTTGATGCCGTAAGTTTGGCTACGTCGTAGGCCCAGTGCGCCCGGCCTTTGAGAAGCATCTTTATTCCGGTTTCCAGTTCTTCACCGGAGAAATAGCCACGGGCAAGGTTCTGCGGCTGGAAACCTTTTCCGGCAAATCGTAAGGTTCTCGACGCCCCGCCATATTGCAGGCACCCGCGACGGCGGCCGTCGCCAGACAGGCCGAGCAGGAGCGGGTTATATTTGGTTGATGCCGTGGAGCTGGCTCCGAGGCGCATTTCTATAATTGTCCGGGCGTCATCCGGCAGGTCATCGTCGGCCAGCAGGTCGTTAAGCGTTGATTTCTGCGCGTTGAGAATCTCGTGCGCCGGGGCCAGGTCGCGCAGTGTTGGCAGGAACGCGGCACCGGTCAGGCCAGCGCCCCATTTCTCGTTTGCTTCAGCTTGTAGTTCTATTTTATGCTGTTTAACAGCATCAATTGCTGCGTTGGCCAGGGCAGTGTCGACGAAAAATCCACGGTCGTTGATGCGCTGGTCGATTGCCAGCACCGTGTTTTCAAATTCGATGTTGCCCCAGTCCGGCATGGCGTGGAATACCCCGCGCATTGCCGTAATATCCGAGCGCGCGTATTCGATGAACTCGGCCCATTCCGCCGGGTGCGTTTCCCGTGAGTACCGGCGCACCTTGTAGTTTTTCGGTGTCGGCTTACAGAAACGCTGAATAAGCGCCTTGCCACGCTTGTCCTTCGCCAGACTGTCGTCGATTTGCAACACTTCGCACTGCATAGCCAGACTACCCGGCAGCGAGTGGCGGAACGCCATTACCATCGTGTCGAGGATATCGCGCGGGTCAATATGGAAGTCCCATACGTTTTTAAGCAGCAGCCTGTCGAATAAAAGGTAATTCGCCCCGACCAGCTTCGGGTTGCCCGGTTTATTAGGATGGCGGTCCAGCCATCGCAAAGCGTCGCGCAGCTCTTTAGGCAGGCGGTTATTGGCGGTTGAATCGTGCACCTCTACTGCGTCGTCTCCGAAGGCGTATGACGTCAGAAGGATTTCTGTAGACGGATGCTCGCAATAAGCATAACTACCCTGCTTCTTTAAATCCGCTGCGGAGAAGGATTCGTGGTCGATGAAAATTAATTCTGGTTCCATGCTTTACTCCAGTTGCTAAAAAGCCCGCACGCGGCGGGCTTCAGGTTGCCGTTAGTAATTAATCTTCGTCACGATTACGACGGCGACGTGGGCGTTCTTCCTCTTCGTCGTCATCCCCATCGCGGCTACTACGTGAGCGAGTCGGCTTCTCGTCTTCATCGTCCAGGTCGTCGTCGGTGGCAACTTCACCCGCGCCGCCGAACGCTTCGCCGTCTTCACGGAAACGCACGCCCAGCAGGTTGACCATCAGAGTTTTGAATTTGTCGTACCAGTAAACTTCTACCGACACGTTGGCGTAGCATCCGGCGTAAACTTCCTGACCTTCGATGTCATCGCCGTCAACGGTAAGTCCTTTCTCGGTCTGGCGCTCACCGGCAGACGTCATGATAACCGGCTTTTTCTGGCTGGTAGCCTTGAAGTAAATCCCCTCTTCCAGGCCTTCAATCGGCTTGTCGCGTTCCGCCAGGTCACGGATGGCGCATTTGTCAGCGTGGTTGCCAAAGCCGTAGTTCTTATCAAGCCACTTTTCGGCAGCTTTGCGGTCCTTCAGGCCTTCTGTCAGAACTTCCAGAACCACGTCATCCAGCTTGCGGATTTGAGGGTCTTTCTTATCCAGATACGCGGTAAGCTGGAATTTACCTTTAACCGGTTTGCCGTCCTGGCTGACAGAATCCGGCGCGCGCTCGAATACGTTAACCCAGCCGATGCGTACATTTTTCAGGTTTACTTTCTGGCCCATTGTTTTCTCGCTTTTCAGTTTACTCCGGGAATCTGCCCGGCCAGTGCTGCTAAAGATAATAGTTTAATATTGTGCTGTCAACTACTAATTTGATAAATCGTCGTCAGATACTGGTGACCAGGCCGGGCGCTTGTCGTCTGCCGTCGCAATTGACGGTTGGCCTGGCTTGCGGGTTACAAATTCTTTGGCAACTTTCCAGAAATCGGAACCATCTAAAACTTTCTCAGCCTCTGTTGGGGTCATGATAGTTTGCTTCAATAATACATCGGCGGAGCGACCGAGCGCTTCTAATACAGCATCCGAATCTGTCCAGCTCCGATTGCCAGGACGGCCTTCGACCAGTTTCAGGCCTTCCACCTGCTCGCCGCGCATCAGCGCCGCGTACATGGCTTTCTCAATGTCGGCGATGTGCTGGCGCATCAACGGCAGCTTGTCCCACTCAACCTTGAGCTGGTCGAGCGTCATTTCGTTGGTACCCTCATCTGTGAGGGTACCATCATCTAAATCTCCATCAGCAAGAGACCCACCAGCCATTCTACGTTTTGCGTTGCATTTCTCCGCGAAGCGACACCACTGGCATTGCCCATTCCCCGGACGGAAGTCAGCCGGTTTAAGACCTTTCTTGCCGCGTTCGAATGCGTCTATAGCCTTCAGCGCCGCTTTACTGGCGAACTTGCCGAACAGTTCCAGCGCTTCCGGGGTCGTGTCCCACTCGTCCGCACCGCCAGCATATGGCTGGAAGATGACCAGACGAACGGCCGTGATGTCATACAGGCGTTTCAGCTTGCGCAGCAGGCCCAGAGCATAAAGCATCATCTGCTTGTTCTCTTTCGCCAGCACCTTGTGACGCCCGGTCTTCAGGTCGCCGACGATGAGCATATTCCCAACGATTAATGGCTCGCTATGTGAAACGATGCCGCTATTACTGAATGACTGTTTGTCAATGCTGCCGTCGGGCATCACCGCCACCAGGTCGGCGGTGCCGAAGGTCTGTAGCGGCGATTCCGACTCGTAAGGCTTTGCGTTTGGTGGGTACGCCATTTGCTTAATGGTGGCGCCAGGATGAAGAACTCGCGTTAGGTTAACCCGCGACTCTACCTCTACCAGTTCGGCAGCGTCTATAATCGGACGGCAGTAGTCGACGTACTTGTTGACCTGCGACACGAAGTCATCCGTGATTAGCACCGCGCCTTTCTCCGGCTTCGTCAACGCCTTGATAGGGCCTTTGCCTTCGTTAAGCGCGTAGACGCCTTTGTATGTGTCGGCGCGGATATCCTCACCTTTGATGACCCGGTTAAGCACGGTTTCAGCAACAAGATGCATCACGGTACCATTTACGGCAGCCTGCCCGGATTCGTTAGGCAGACCGAACTCACAGGCCAGCGCCGCCGGACAGTTGAGCCATTTTTTGGCTGATGACGGTGAAAGAAGCGCGTGCTCCTGGTTGCTGCCGCTGGTGTTCTTGGATTTTAGTTTCATTATCCGTTGAACTCCCAGCTATCAATGTGAACGGCCTCGCCCATCTTCGCGTGAACAATCATCGTCGTGTCCGGCTCCCAGGTAATACCTTCTGGCGCGGCAGCGGTGCGTTGCTTGATGCGCGACGGCGCGGTCTTGACGAAGAACAGCGCTACACGGTGGTTGCTGCGGTCATGCAGCCAGAGCATCGGCTTGTTGTCGCGGGTGTCGACAGCTTCATAGAGTGAGTATTTCATTCGACCACCTCAAATTCTTTAGGGCCTCTGAAAGGCCAGAATGGGTCATCTTCATCATGAAATTGCGTCATGTCACAACCGATGCGTTCTAATTCATATTCTGGCACTCGTGCTACTGCGCCATGCACATCGGCATGCACATCGGCATGAACAATTACCGGAAGAACTACCTTTTCAAAACCGCTATAACCGCCACGCGTTAATAATTTAATTTTCATTGTGCTTATCCTCAAAGTCACCCGGCACCTAAGCGCCGGGCCGGTTGGTTAATCAAGTTTTTGTGAAATGCCAGCCAAATAAGCAACAATCAACCACAAAACCCCCTGAACAGATGATTGAAAACCGCCATCCAGGAAAGCCGCGTCAACAATAAGAACCATCGCCGCCAGTGACGCACAAAGCTCGGCTACTTTGGTGATTTTCATCTGTTACTCCTCAATGTCGTAATACTTAGCAACGATGGCTTTAAGTTCCTTGTGGAACTCCTGCACCTGGAGGTCCTTCAGCTTTTTGACTGAACGGGCATCATATTCGTCCAGCAGGTCGTCCAGCTCGTCGGCGCAGTCGTCAGAATCGCTGCTGCCGATGTGCTTAGCCATCACCTCAATCTCTTCGCGCAGCTTATCCAGGTCTGGCTCTGGTTCGGCCTTAGGCTTTGTAGCGCGAGGCTTGCGTTTTGGCTTCTCTTCCGGCTCGTCGTCGGCAAGGTCATCTTCTTCGGGCTTGGCTTTCACCGTCGTAGGTTCATCTCCGGCTTTGAGTACGCCTCCGGTCGATTTACCACGGGCGCGTTCGAGTTCTGCGGCCGTTTCGACTGAGAGAGGACCTACGGTTAATTCCGGTTGTTTAACAGAGTTCGCTGCAATCAGTTCATGAGCGACTACGAAGCGTTCCAGCAGTTTGATGATTGTTTCTAGCATAATTATTCTCCGTGATTTGAGTGGAAATTGTATTTAACTTCTGCTTCTTTTCTGGCAGCGACAGCTTTGTCGAAGTCAGTAAAATAACCCAAGTATTTGTTTTTACCGTTGGCTTGTATTGACGCCAACCATCTACCCCGTGATTTATCCCAGAAAACACCAGTTACGCCTGATAGGTTGTTACGCATTTTAGACTGGTTTTTCATATTACCAATATGTGTAACTTTTCGCAGATTCTCCGGCCTATTGTTTAGTTTGTCATGGTCAATGTGGTCTATTTCTTCTCCTGTAGATAGCGTATCTGTAGGGTGTAACATCTCCCAAATTATGCGGTGAACAAGTCTTAACTTACCCGCCATTCGCACCATTCTGTACCCACAAGTTTTAGCTAAACACCCGGCTTCATCACCAGGGTTAACCTTGCCGCGTTTAACAGCCCAGTACAGTTTTCCGGTACTAGCGTCGTAGTAGAAATACTCGCTCCAGTTCACTGCGCTTCTCCGTATCAGTTGGTGATGTGAACTATAATACTAAACTATTCTGGTCTGCAAGCACTTTAGTAAAATATTTTTCCTGTTGCGTGAATCAGTAATATTGCCGTATAGTAACGCGATACACACTAAGGAGAATCTGTAGTGACTGTAGAGAAGAATGATTTCACCCGCCGCGTTAACCACCAGATGGCGAAGCTCGGCATCCGCCAGAAAGATATCGTAGAGCGCACCGGTTTCAGCCAGGGCCGCGTGAGCCACATCTGTTTAGGCCGCATCAAGAGCGTAGAATCGCATTCACTGTTCGCGCTGGCGGATGCACTGGAATGCGACGCGCGCTGGCTGGCTACCGGGGAGGAAGATTAAGGCGTAAAAAAAACCCGCGCATCAAGCAGGATGGCGGGCTTAGATAAGCAACATGGTGAGAACGAAGCATGGAACACCTCTATTAAAACAGGTGTTGACAAACTAATCAACTATTTTAGAGAACCAGCATGGAAAATATTATCTTCTCCATCGGCCACGATGCTAAGAAACGTCGCGCCAAAAACTACGACATCACCTGGTCAGAGTTCGTCACAGAGATGGTGGACTACATCGAAGAGCCTAGCCTCGGTATTGAGTTCACCGGCAGCGAAACACAGGAGCAGTACGACCGCAAGAAGAAACAGCAGAACTACATTGCAGCTGCCGTTGATAAGGTGCGCAGCAATGACACCATCATCGGGCGCTCGCTTATCTATATCGACCTGGACGGCGTGACGCCCCGCGACGTGCGCAAGGTTACCCGCGCACTGAACAACAAAGGCCTGGCCTATTTAGCCCACGGCACCAGCTCCGACAAGCACGAACTGAAAGGCGGCGAAGACCATCGCGCCGTCCGTTTCCTTATCCCTACCAATGTCCCAATGGCGGCAGATGAAATCTGGCATTGCCAGCACAGCTTCCTGTGGTGGCTGGGCCTGGACAATATGCCGGGTGTTGACATGACCGCCAACCAGCGTGCCCGCATCATGTTCGTGCCGCCGTATGGCGCTGAGCACTGGGAGAGTGACGGTAAACCTGTGCGTGTAACGAAGCTCCTGAACAATGGCTACGAGCCTCCGTCGGAGCTTGGCGCGACTAACTGGTCGGAAGATGCCCTGGCGAACGCCGACGAGAACTCACAGGCAATCGCTGGCTGGGCGTTTGAAATGGGTCTGGAGATGATGTCGTCCGGGCGCGGCTGGGCTATCCAGTGCCCAAACCACATGGCGCATACCGACGGGCGCGACGGCACCGACGGCGACACGGCAATCCTGCTACCCGACAGCCTGCACCCGGAAGTGCGCTTCCAGTGCCAGCACTCCCATTGTAAGGGCCTGAATAGCCACCAGCACATGATGCTGCAACTGGCGGGCGTGCCTAACGCGTACCTGCCAGAAGCGCATAACATCAGCAAAAAACAGATTGAGGAGCTTCTCCCGTTCTTCGACGCTGAAGAGATTGAGCACATCCATCATAACCAGGTGTCGGCCGCTGCCGAAGGTGTTGACGCGCACCAGTGCCAGGATGAAGACCTGATGGACGAGCCTTGCGCGCTGTTCACCAAACGCGACCCGATTATCGATGGCCTGTATAACTTCAAATCAACCTTCGAGCTGGTGGGTGAGTCAAACATCGGGAAGTCGTTCTTCCTGCTCGGGCAAATGGCTTGCGCCGCCGCGGGCATTCCGTTTGCTGGCGCGAAAGTCATCAAGTCGCACAACTTCTATTTCGACGCCGAGGGCGGCAGCACAACGGAAGACCGTAAGCAGGCGCTACAGATTACCTACAGCGATAACCTGGACTGGCTGCACATTATAGACCTGCAACATGAAGGGTGGGACATCACATCGACCGCCGGGCGCAAATCCATCATCCGCCATATCCGCACGGTGGCCGGTGACGACCCAGTCGGCCTGGTGGCATTCGACTCCCTGAACCAGTCTGTTTCTTTATCGGCCACGCCGTTCGACGAGAACTCTTCCGCGGATATGGGCGTTGTCGCGTCAGCGCTGAAGGCGATTGCCGATGAAACCGGTGCGTGCGCAGGCGTTGTCCACCACCCCGCCAAATCAGAGAAAGGCACCCGCCGCGTTGGTCGTGGCTCCGGCGCGCTGCACGGCGCTGTCGACTTCGTTTACTTCATCGAACAGCCGGACGAGACGAAACCGCTTCAGCTCAATATGTACATGGAGAAGGCCCGCGCTGGCGTTAAACAGTTGCCGCGTGGCTTCGTGCTGGCTAAGTGCCACATCACCGTCGAGAAGTCGCATGACGACGCTATCGTGGCGATGCAGTCTACACGTGATGCGCCGGACTTCGGAGAATTCTTAACAGGCCACACCGTTAAACCTTTCGACTCATCGCCGCGCGACGAAACCCTAGTCCTTATCCCTGTAGCCCTCGCCGCTTTCACCACGGCAGCGGCCGACGTAGCACGCAAGGCAACCAAAGAGGCTAACGATAAGCCGGGCCTGACGAAAGAAGAGGCAGCCATCGTTGCTGCGCTGGAGGAACTGCAAGCATCAGATGACCGCCCACAGGGTTATCCGGTTGGTGAGATTGTCCGGCTCATGCCGGGCGGAGGCAACTCTCGCCGACGGTCACTCGTTAAAGAGATGGCGGAGCGCGGATTAATCTGTTTCGGCAAAGACCACAAGGGCCGATTGCTGAACGGAGAGGACGATAGGCACCTGCAATTCCGTATCACAGGACAGCCAACAGACCACATCGACGCGCAGCCAACAGCAGAAGATGACGACCTGGCGGACTAAATATCAGGGTCGGCGGACAATGTTGGCTGTGAATAGTTATGCAGAAAAAGTGAATAAATAAGCGTTGGCTGCGGCGGACAAATTGCCGGACAATTTTCTGACGGACAAAACGGACGGACAACGTTGTCCGCCTACTGCCGCAAGGGTTTGCTGCCGAACGGACAACGGACACGGACTAGTCTTAGCAGACTGAATGGGGGTGGTCTGTCCGACCCACCCTCCAGTCCTCTAAGACTGCATAAGCGCTTATTCAATTAGTCCAGCATCTACGGCAACAAAATACATTTGCACAACCGGGAATATTATTGTATTGTTAGTTCACAGCCAACATGAAACGAGGATTTTAGAAATGGAATTGATATTACCGCAGCGCAAAATTGTTTTTGAAGGTATGGAGCTAACGATACCCCATGACACTCTTTTCATAACAATAGATAGCAACGGGTTTATCCAGGCACACGGCAGCCGCCCATGGAGTGAAGTTACTTTCTGGGAGGGAGAGAACGAACTAGGAATTGTCGGAGTCGTTAGCGAAGAGGAAGGTGAACACTGGATGAATTCAAAAGACCCAGTATTCGTTGGGCCAGATTGTAA